CATAGACACTAACAGCTATGCAGGCTTGGCATTAGCCGTAGCCCGGTCAGCTATTAACGAAGGTATGTCATTGTTCTCAGCGTTTGTTATGCTGTTAAACTATACACGCTTTGGTAAGATGCGAGGCATGGGTGAGATTGTTCAGTGGTCTATTCGTGATGAAAGCTTACACTGTGAAGGGATGACCAAGCTGTTTCGTGAGTTCTGTAATGAACATCCACGTATTGTTAACGATGACTTCAAAGCACAGATATACGGCATGGTACGTGAGGCAGTAGCGTTAGAAGACAAGGTTATTGACTTAGCGTATGAGATGGGAGATATAGAAGGTTTGACTTCTCAGGAAGTTAAGCAGTATATACGCTACGTTGCAGACCGTAGGCTTATTCAGCTAGGGTTAAGAGGTAACTACAACATCAAAGAAAACCCACTAGAATGGCTGACACCGTTAATAGCTACAACATCACATGACAATTTCTTTGAAACGCAAGTTACAGAGTACAATTCAAATGGGCTAGCAGGTGACTGGGGTTGGGGCTAATGAATAACTATTATATTTACAAGCATGTAGAAGGGGACGAAATAGTTTACATAGGCTTGGGGCAGAATGAAAGAGCTTGGTCTAACCACAACAGAGGAAGGGAACATAAAGAGTGGTTAAAAAGTACAGACCCTTTCGAGACTGTACAGGCTATAGAGCGTGGACTTACAGCTGAACAGGCAGTTATAAAAGAAAGGGAATTGATTTTAAAACATCAACCTAAGTATAATGTAGCATTAAAGACAGGCTCTAAAAGCAACCATGCTAAGTTAGATTATGATGAAGTATTAGCTATTAAAACTCTACTATATCCTTCAGGGCTTACTCAGAAGAAGATAGCTGAAATGTTTAATACAAGTCAAGGTTACATATCTAACATAATAACGGGAAGGATATGGTCACATGTCTAAGGGGGAAATATGGCAATAGCAATTAGTTTATTCAATGGGTTTAACATGGGAGTAGAACGTACAAAGAACAAACCTATATGGGGATTGAACAGTGACGGAGAATGGGACATCCTAACCTTCACAGGCTTCATAGTCCATATAGCTTTCTTTCGCTTTAGCTTTGGTAGTTTCTACGAGCTAATAGAATTAGAAGACTTAGAATAAAACAAAGCCTACATAGACTTAATAGGTCTATGTAGGCTTTTTAGTTTTAGTCTATTCTCCAAGGAGATACACTACCTGTCGCCAGTAGCTTATCTAGCGCCTGTGTTCTTCTAGTTACAGTAGCCGCAGCATTAGGACTAGCAAACCTAGAGACACCCCTCAATGTAGCACCTCCAATGTAAGCAGGTACTTTAACAGCCATTGCAGGAGATAAATTACCTGTTATGCGCAAACCTTCGCCCATAGAATACAAACCCGCCCTAAGACCTTTAACATCGCCAAACTTTTCTATATTAGCTAAAGTATCTAAGAAGTTAAGCTGACTATTTATATTATAACTAACAGACACACCCTGACTACTGAGCACATTGTTAATCTCGTCAACCTTACCTATAAACTCTTTAGAGCCTCTTCCAACTTCCTCGCCTTTTCTATTCGCATTCTTAAACTCAGCCCCTAATTCCCTTATAGTGGACATACGCTTGTTCGACTTCAGATTTTCTATATCTTTCTTAAAGTAATTACGTGATTCCAATATAGGACGCAACTGTGCATTTACCTTACCGTAAGTGTCCGGAAATAATCCATCCAACATATCGTCCATATTTTTACGGAGCTCGAACAAGGCATAATTTAGAGATTTGTTGTTACCTCTACTACCTGCATTACCTAATTCTCTGTAATCAATGAGTTCATCTAGTTGTTGTTTAAGATTATGAACCTCCCTAGCGCTTACCTTACGACCGCCAGCAGTTCTCTCTATAAGGTTAACAGCATCGTTCATTACCACTTTAATATCATCAGAAATATTAACCAAGTTAGAGCCTGAGAAGTCTATTTCTTTTTTAGCTGTAGGCTTAGAAATCTCTATTTTACCATTAGCTAATGTTTTAGTCTCTATCACATTCTTCACTTCAAACCCTGCCTTAGATAAGGTGTTTCTGAAGTTCTGGATTAGTGGAGATACATCAAGCATGGTATCCTTAAATGGTTTGCTTTTTACCAAACCTTCTAAGTTATTGCCCAGTTTCTTACGTTGTCTATCTAGTTTTATTAAAGTATCACTAAATGCCCTACCAACCACATCATAAGTAGACTTTGTACGCTCCGCTGTTTTAAACATAGCCTGCTTCGCTTTTATTGCTAACGCTTCTCTCATAAGCGCTTTATCAGCAGGCGCTGCATTCTTAATAGACGCAACATCCTTAGGAGGAACTCCCTCTCTCAAAACAGCTATTGCTTCTTTATCTTTAACAACCTTACCAGTTCTGTTATCTAACTTAACAGGCGCTAAATCAGCTGCTTGTTTTTTATTAGGGTCTAACAATCGTTGTTTAGTTATGGGGTCTGACATAAAAGTTTCTTTAGTGTGGTTTAGCTTGTTTGACATACCTTTAACACCAAGAATACTCCCAACTATTTCAGGGAAAGCATACACAGCTGTTGATATTGTGTCATTACCTGTTAAGTCATACGCTTTATCGCCTGTGTAGTCTTTGAAGTCTTTAACAAAAGAGAAAAATTCACCAATACTTGAAAGAACCTTCTCACCTTCTTCAGAGGAAGTCGGCATCTGCATATCTTTCATCGCTTCATCCATAACACGCTTACCAGACTCATAAGAACCTGTAGGAGTAGCCGCTTCATACAGACCCATACCAACAGCTATAGGCGCTGTCACCCCACCTGCAGCAAACGTGGAGATTACGTCCGAAACAGCTTTAGTAGCCCTATCTAGTGGTGAAGCATTAAGAAGCTGTACATCCTCAGGAGCTATCCCTAAGGAATCTACAAGGAAACTACCAGTAGGTTCTACTTCTTCAACTATACCTAGAGACTGCCTCTTTTGCTGTAATTGTTTAGATAAAGCAGCAGCCTTATCAGCGTCCAACGTATTAGGAGTGATAAGATTATCACCCCCTACTTTCTTCTGCTTCTCTTCTTGTAACAACCTAAGCCGCTCAATCTGTGCATTGTCCATTACAAACTCCTTATTTATTACCTAGGCTCGCTACAGGAGTCCATTGTTGAGGGTCGTTAGGATTATCCCTAGTGTAGTACAATTGTCCTGTTTCTTCATCTAATAGATAGTCAGGTGACTTGCCTATGTAACTACGGGCTGTTTCTTCATTACCACTGTATAGTAACATTATGGTTTCATAATGCTGCTTAACCTTACGTAAGTTACCTTCAAAACTATCAGATGTAGGGTCTAACGCTCTAAGTGAGTTCTGGAGCAGTCCAATCTCATGGTTTGACACGTTACCTAATGCACCACCTGTTTTACTTTCCTCACGCATTCTCTGTAGCCTATCAAACGATATTTTAGCAAATAGTGTTTTCAAGTTGGCTTTTATATCCTTAGCCTGAGCACCTGGTATCTCTTGTAGAATCAAATACTCCCACTCGCCTACATCTTCAGCATTTTCTAGGATAGTATCAATCGTGTTTAATGTATGTACCATATCGGTATTCATCATTTTTCTTGCTTTGTCTGCTTGCTCAACATTCTCTAAATCTAGTCTATCAACTAACTTACCAGACAGGTGAGTAGCAACCGACTGGAATGTAGCGTTTGGGTTATTCTCCCTGTACGTTGAAATCTCTTTCTGCAAGAAACCTCTTGTCTCAGGAGTTAATGACTTATCAGTCGTCATGTTGGTTATACGTGTACGTGCGTAGTCCTCTAGTTTATTAGCTTCCTGTTTGGAATTTTTACTACCACCGCCTGTAGCGTTATTAGCGTCTTCTCCTTTAAGAGTCTGTACAACTTCACCACTTGTCAGGTCAATAATAGAAGCTGAGTCGCCATGCCGAACAGTACCAAATGTTTTAGCATTCTGCTCGGGAATGTCCGGCAAGCCGTATTTGTTTAATACAGCCTGTGCATATTTACCGGTAGGGTCTTTATCTACCGCTTTCAGTAAATTAGACACCACATTGCCGCCTAATGACTCGTTAGCATATAAAGAATCTTTAGCTTGTTGTTTTAATATCGTAAGCTGCTCTGCCGCTTTAGCCTTTTCAGCTTGCTGAGCCTGTTGAGCCTGTACAGCCATCTGCTCATTCCTACCCATAGCAGGTTGATTACCCATTACGTTGTTAGCCAACTCTCGACCACCCTCTGTAGCCGAGCGAGCAGCGCCTGAGTAGGCTGATAAAAACCTACCCATAGCGTCATTCCCGTAGTTAGCACCTTGCATACGAGCCTGTTGAGCCTTCTGTCGGGCTTCTTCGTCTAACAGTCTGCCTAGCTGTGGATTTGCTTGAGCTAACAAGCCTTTAATATCTGCGTTCATTATTGTGAACCTCCGCCTACGAATATATTACTAATAGCACGTAACAACTCTGCATCCAATGTAGCGCCACCAAGTCCTAACTCTTTCAGCATACCTAATTCGGCAGTACCTAATTGACTTAACGCACTTGTACCTGCTAACTGACCTGCTTGTTGTAACTGAGCTTGCTGTAGTGCAGGCTGTAACATAGATAGCTGTTGCTGTAACGGAATACCCGATGCATTCAGAGCTTGTGTTATGTTAGCTAATCGCTGACTATCTAGCTGTGTAGGTAGTGCAGCAGCTTGCTGACCCATCTCGAACATACCTTGTGCTCGTGCTAAGTCTTGCATTCCTAACTGACCGCCTAACTCTTGAGCTTGCATACCTAAACCAAGCATACCTTGACCAAGCTGTTGTTGCTGTGCGCTAATACCTGCACCGGTCTGTGCAATCTGTGCAGCCAACTGTGCAGACGACTGTTGACGTGACAAACCTTCAGACTGTAGCTGTGAAGCAATCTGTTCAGCAGACATACCAAGCTGTGCAAGCTGTGAAGCACGTGCCTGTGACTCTGTGTCAAGCGCTGATTGAGCCTGTTGAGCACCAATGTTAGCTTGTCCTAATTGCATCTCACGACTAAACCCTTCACTCTCTAACTGAGCCTGTATCTGTTCAGCACTTAAACCAAGTTGAGCTAATTGCGCTTGTCTGTTTTGCATCTCAGACTGTAACGCTGATTGAGCTTGTTGAGCTTGTAAGTTAGCACCTGCAAGAGCCATGTCCTGACTAAAGCCTTCTGATAACAACTGGTTCTGTACTTGTTCAGCACTCATACCCATTTGTCTTAATTCATTAGCTCTGCTTTGTGCTTGTGTTTGTAACTGACTCTGTAGCTGTGCAGTCTGTAAATCCGCTTGTCCAAGCTGCATAGCCTGTCCAAACCCTTCAGAAGCTAATTGATTCTGTATTTGGTCTGCTGATAAGCCTAACTGAGCAAGCTGTGCTTGACGTTGCTGAACACTCGACTGTAAAGCCTCTTGAGTTTGTGCTTCAGACAGTTTAGCTTGACCAAGTTGCATTTGTTGACCAAAACCTTCGCTGTCAAGTTGTGCTTGAATCTGTTCACCAGATAAGCCCATCTGACCAAGCTCTGTAGCTCTTGCTTGTTGTGATGTAGCCAACTGGTCAGCCATGCCGATAGCTTGTAGTGAAGCAGCATTACGAGCTTCTGCTTGTGCTTTCTCCATAGCGAGCTGTTCAGGTGTACCACCATAAGCTGCTGTACTAACACCTAAACGACCTTGAGCGGCTAAACGATTCTCTAATGCAATACGTTGACGTTCTTCTTCAGGTGTCTGTGTAGCTCGAATCTGTTCAAATAAACCTTCTGCTGTTGGAGTATCACCTTGTAAAGCCTGTTGCGCTTGTGATAACAACCCTTGGCTAAATTCACCTGCACCTGTGCGTGTTGACGGAGCATCAATACCTGCAAATGCACCTTGTACGTTCTGAGCTTGTGCACCTAAATCAGCTTGACCAAGTGCTTGACTTGCTAACTGTCCAGATAATCCACTAAACTGTGATGGAGCAACACCTGCAAAAGCACCACTAACATCGGCATATTGACCTGCTTCGTTAACACCACCCATTGCTTGATTCTGTACAGCCTGTGCAGCACCTGTTTGGAAAGGACTACCACTAACACCACTAAACATCCCTGCAACATTAGGCGCTTGTGCACCAAAGTTCATGTTCTGTGTAGCTTGTGCGCCTATACCGCCTGCAACGTCAGAAACACCCGGTACTTGTATACCGCTAAATGCGCCTGTAACGTCTGCTCCGCTGCCTGCGAAGTTTGCTTGACCTGTCAGACCTTGTAAGCCTAATAAGCCTGCAGAAGGCTGTCCAGAAGCTGTTAAGCCCTGTTGTGTCATTGCTGTTTGTAAGCGTTGTAACTCTGCAGGTGATTGTGCATCCGCTATTTGTTGCTGTCCTGCTGAAGTGTACAGGCTACCGAGGCGTTGAGTACCCATACCGCTACGAGCATTCATAGCCTGTTGAGCCTGTTGGAATGCGTTAGCACTTGTATTACCTAAGCCATAAACGCCTTGACCTACACCACCCATCATATCTGCAGCTCGTTGCTGTAGAGCTAGTTGGTTAGGGTCTTGTGAGATTGTTAGCCCTTCGTCACCAAACGTACCCGTCCCTGCACCAGAAGTAACAGTGAATGGTTTAAATGTTGTACCACCTGCAATCTGTTCAGCTAATGATGTATCACCTGCTGTCACGCCTGAACGTGCCATTAAATCTTTCTGTATAGCCTCTAAGTCGCCTTTACCTTGATTGATAGCGGCATTCGTAGCTGCCAAGCCTGTTGCGCCTGCTGCTATAGTACCTACATTACCTGTAATGCTATCCCATAAATCGCCAAGTAAACTCATTAGTATGAACCCCCGTCAATAGTACCTGCTTCTAATGTACCAGAGACAGTTACCGAAACGGCTGTCGTTGTACCTGTTAATACAGCGTTGTTTGTGTTAGCTTTGCTGTTAACTGCTGTTGATAAGTTGTTAAACTCTACGTCAAACTCAGCACCCTTAATCACCTTAGCAGGGTCGCCAGAGGTTAGTGCATCTTTTGCTGTGAAGTTTGTTGTTTTAGTGTAATTAGCCATTATACTACCCTTCCTAATACGGATTGTGCTGTTATTCGTTGAACAGAAATTGGACTACCTTCAATGTTAACTTCGACACCTAGCTGTACAACTGCACCGGCTGATGAAGCGTTAACACTTGGTCTGTTAACCAGTATCCCTTGATTGTATTCACCCACTCCAAACTCTGCAATTCCAAATTCAGCGATGTTCTGTTCCGGTAATACAAACGCTCGTTTCTTGTAAGCGAAGTCATAATCGTAGCCGTAGTTTAATGTAACGCCTGTGTCACTACCGCCAATAAATGTTATCTTTAAGTTTTTAAGCATCTTCAAGTTAGAAGGTGCTCCAAAGTCTAAATAGTTTGTAAAGTAGGACATTTGATAGCCACTACCACCTGAACCATCTATTTCTACACCGTCTAAATGCCCTGTGTATTTTGTAACGCCTGTTTCTTTACCAATCAGTACGTCATTCTCTACAGTCCTGTATAGCAAGCATAACGGGTTAATAGCATTCCAACGTGTTACACGACTTGAACCGTCTTCTAAGTTGCCACGCATATCGAATACATAAACAACACCTGCACCACGAATGTTTAATAAGTAGAAAGCTTCATCAGGTGAATAGACTGAACCGTAGCTATAGCCTGCTGTCAAGTAACTGCCCAACTCATTCCGTACATTCTTAGACATATCACCAATAGGCGCTGACTTTTCTTGTATTGTACGGTTGATTGAGCGAACACCTGTTTCTGATAGGAATATTAAATCACTACCTGTGTTTTGTATTGTTCTATGTTCTAAACAGCCTATACCAACTATTGTATCTGCTAGTTCCATTGTTGCAGGGTCTGAAGCACCGCTGTATACAATTATCTGACGCTTACCGAAGATGAACAAGAAGTTGTTGTGTGTAGCTAAGCCAGTAATAACATCACTACCGCCTGTCCACACCTTGCTAACATCTATGCTACCTGATGAGCCTGTATTCCAAGCTGCACCGATTAACAAGTCTGAGAAATATACAACTGTACCATCTGCTACCCATAGTCTACCAAAGGCTGATAGTGGTATGTTACCTTGTGGCACAGTACCTGCGTAGTTAGGATGATTGCTAACTAAATCACACGTTGTACCGTCATAATACAAAGGGTCTGTACCTTGACGGAAGATGTATGTAATGTTGTTTAGTGTAGCATAGTTGTACTGTCCATCACTAACTATATAGCCCGTAGGCGTTATGTCAGTGAGTGTTTCTTCACCTTTATAGATTGCTGAGGCTGTTGCGCTAATAAGCTCTGAAGAGCTATCAGCATTGATATGCTCGTGCATACTAACAACAGCATCACTTGTTGTGTTTAAGAACTGATAGCCCTTTCTAGCACCTATTCGACCAAATCTATCAATAACACAATTCTCAGCCGTTAGAGCAAACTGTTCAGTAAGACCTGTTGGGCTGTCCTGTGTATTTAAGCCGTAAAAGCCCGGTGCTTGTATAACTATACTTTGTAGTGGCTTTGCCATTTGTATCTCCTAAAGTACGTCAAATACAAGCTCACCGCCATTATTACCTGCATCTAAAGCAATAGCATTGGCTAAGTCTTGATTGGCTATAACGGTCTGTTCCATTGCATTCTGACCACCTGTTTCGCCACGTTCACGTAAAGCGTAAGCAAACGCTAGTTGAACAATCGGCTGTGTCGGTAGCTTTGTAGTGTCTGAATCGCCTGTTAAGTCTGTATCACGTAACACAACATTAGCTTCTAACACATACGTATCATTAGGTGTAGGATAGAATGTAACTTGTGTATCGTTGTTAACGTCTGTTCCGTCGAATGCAAAGTAACGTGGTTTACCTGTAGTGTTATCAGGGTCTTTGTAATGCTTATCTTTAATGTAAGCTTTTGTACGTTGTCGTAACTCTTGTTTTTCTGTAACGTTGTACAAAGACATTAATTCACCACGTATACCGAAGTCAGTTAATGAATATGTCTTAGTGTTGTTAACAGTTGTTATGTCAATGTCTGTACGTAATGAAGACCAATCCCAAGAGGCTTCAACGAACTTTACAGCGTCATTAACAAAATCACCAACAAGTTTACTATAATCGTTTTCGTTAACGGTTGTTACTTCATCTTCTCTTAACTTACGAAGTACACTGTTAACCAACTGTAAATATGTCATCTGTTTATTCCTTACTATATAGTAATATTATAGCATGTTTTTGTTTAAATGTCAAGATAAAAATTCATTATTTAACAAAGGATTGTTTCTCAAGTCTTCAAACTCATACTGCTCACCGAATTGTGTACGCATTTTAACCAATGGACTCTTGTCAGCACTTGGACGACCTACACGTTCCTGTGTAGCTGCCAAGCCTTCACCAACACCTGTAATCGCATCCCATAGACCGCTTAACATATCACCCATGCCGCCTAAGTCTGTACTCATACCTTCTATTAATTTTTCTAAATCATTCTTAATAGGCTGTAGAGTATTCTTATCAAATTCAGCTAATTCTTCTCTTGTATATTTATTAGCGTCTGATAGTGCTTGGTCTACATCTTTAATGACCTTCTCTATGTCTTTCTTAATAGGCTGTAGCTTTTCATCGTCAAAAGCAGCTAACTCTTCTTTAATAGGGTTAACTAGAGGCTGTAAGACATTTTCATCAAACTCACGTAACTCTTGCTTAACGTAGTCTTCAGCATCGTCATAGACCTCTTCAGCCTCTCTACCAGTTTCACGTACAGTTTTAACAACTTTATCAACTGTAGGTTCTACTTCTTTAATAATAGCGTCTACAGTGTCTAGTACAGGCTGTACAACTTCAGCTTTAACATAGTCAACACCTGCTCCTACTGTCTCCTCTACAACTTCTCTAAGCGGTTCTATATCCTGCCAGAACTGCTCTAAAGGTTCTTCAATATGTTCATGGTAAGCGTCTTCAATAAAATCTAAACCATCAAAAGACGAATCACCACTACCTATATCTTTAACAAAATCTTTTATAGTTTCCTTGACTATAGGCTTTACAGTCTCTATAGCTATATCTTCTTTATTACCACCATCAAGCGCTTCAGTACCACCCTTGACAATACCCTTAACAATACTGTCCATGTTATCGGCTATGAAGCCTTCGCTGTCTGTATTCTCAGTTAAGAATTTAGTGACGTTTTCAGTAGTTAGGACGTTTTCTTTAATAACAGTGTTAGCGGCATTTGTAACAACACCTTTAGCGTCTTCCCCTTTAATAATTGCTTCGCCTGCTCCTATAATACTAGAAGCTATTACATCAGAATTATTAATTACAAAATCACTATTAACATTACCAACAACACTATCTTTAACAAGTGTACTCAAGCTTTCATTATCTGTTAACAACAAAGCAGATTCTATAGCCTTCAAAGGGTCTTTTTCGTCTACTGCTTGAACTAAATCAATACCATTAACAACATAGTTCATGATTTCTGCTTGAGCACCTAGCGTGGTAGCTGTCTTAATAGCTTCTTGTGAAGCGCCTATAACAGTAGCAGCATCTCTAGCAGTAGCTGTCATTTCGTTCAACCCTTCAGCACCCCCTTGGATAGCACCTATGGTTGTTTGCAGAAGAATATCTTTAGTGTCTCCACCCTGTACAGCAGAAGTAATACCGTTAGCCACACCTTGACCAATAGCATTAGCAACAGCCGCATTACCTGCAGATAAAGAAGCCACAGCACTTGAGCCTGAAATAGCTGTTCCTAACCCTGCTGAGGCTATTGTAGAACCTATCATTAAAGCTACATCAGCATTAGTAGCAGATTTTAACTGCTTTGTATAACTCATAGTTTCAGGGTTAAGTACCCAATGATAGTTTTCGTCTATGTTAAAACTTGTAGGTATGTTATACTTATCAACTAAATCCTGTCCTAAATTAGCTGCTTCTATTTCTTCTCGCTCATTGTCTTCCTCGCCCTGTGCAGCAGGACGTAAATCTTGCAACCCTGCACGAGCTTGTTCCTGACCTATAAAGTAGTCAAGAATATCACTGTTTATTTGTGGACGACCTGTTTCATCTTTAGACGCACTAGGATTGATAGCACTAAACTCTAACTCCGGAGCAGAACTGCTTAGAATACTTTGGTAGTAATCCTTCTCTTCGTCTTCGTTAAGCATAGCCGCTTCGATAGGGTCATAAGTAACATTATTTTCTTGAGGCTTTTCAGGTGTAGTCTCAGGCTGACTTAAATCTAAACCAGAGAAATCCATAGCTCCACCAAGACTAGGCATCGCAAGAGGCTTAACAGTCTGTATAGCCTGTTCAATTGGGTCAGGTGCTAAAGCTTTTACACCATCGCTTATCACATTACCTATTTCTTCTTTAATTGGTACTACTGTAGGAGCTACAGGTGTTTTTGGTGGTTGTTTAACTACAGGTGTAGGCGCTACAGGTGTGGGAATTACAGGCTGTGTAGCCACCGGAGTAGGTGCTACAGGCGCTGAAGTTAATGGATTAACATTAAAGTCATTAGATAGGTCTTTACCTTTCAGAGCCTCTATAGCCTGTGTAATAGGGTCAGGCTTAGTTACAGCCACAGTTCCTGCGCCTTCTAAGATTTCTACGTCAGGTGTAGGTGACTTATCGCTAACGACGTCTACAGGGTCTACAACAGCCTCTTTCTTTGCTTCAGGGGCTTTATAGGCGTCAAAGTTAAACTTGGACGTATCCAAAGCAAAACCACCTCCACCGAATAACCCTGAGAAATCTAAATTAAACATTTAATCACCATTTACTTTTGTTAGCCCAATATGCCGCTGACATCTTACCTTTAGCTATATTCTTAGCATGACGTGCTTTAAACGACTTCTTACGGGCTTTCTCTGCCGCTGTCGTAGGGTTCTTACCTGCACCTTTGACACCCTGTTGACCATAACGAATGGTCTTAATCTTGTCACC